AGAAAAAGACCGAATTAGAGGTTGTCTATCTTCCAGTGTGTAAAGAAGGACCTAGATGTGAAAATTACTCTGATCATCATCGAAGTTCGCATGGACACTCACTGGTTGTTGCCGACACTTCCTCTCTCGAGGAATTTTTTAATTTATTTCGTTATCCTGAGTCTACTGAGCCCTTTTCGTGGCAGACTGAGATCCGTACCGCGAAAGCTATATTTTTGTGGGGCGCTACAGGAACCCTATTCACCTCTATGTTAGGTATTACTTTGATCTTTATAGGGTTCCCTTTTTGGGTTATGCCTTCAATTTGGTTTGCAGTCATGCAACAGGTTTGGTATAAGGTTTATCATCCCGGCTGCAAACCGTCAGTTTTAGGCGCGATTTGTTGTTTCGTCCCCCTCACTTATCATAAGTTGAGGTATAAAGGGGCGGCGTATGGTGCCGTGCTCCGAGAAAAGATGGTGGTGGCTAAGACAGAATACCTTAAGCCCGCTGTACAGTCTATTGCACGAGCCGCAACATCAACCAAAACGCAAACAATTTATGTGGCCAAGGCTGTCGGAAGACATGTCTATGGTAAGGAGGGTAAAATGTTAAAGTTATTTACCAGTTTTGCCACTCTTACCGTTGTTATTTCGGCGATTCGTAAACTATATAATAGTCGTCGTAAAGAACCCGAAGCCCATGTTAAAACTAAAGCTGAGACCGTCGTCGACACTGTCCTTACTCTAACTACTGGTGGAATGGTGGTTTGTGGTATTGGTGGTATTGTTGATTTGACGAGGGTTTGGGCGCGAATGCGAGCTTATTTTGCAGTTACAAAAGGTTCGTGGGAGATGTTTAATTTTTTCCATAAAGCAGCTGTTGATAATGATAAAATCACCAAAGCTGGAGAAAAGATGTTGAAAGATGTGGAAAAGAAATTGGAAGCTCCCATGCCTCCTATGCCTTCAGAGAAAGATATAAAAGCTGCTACCGAAATGGTTTCTATTGCAGCTGAACTGAATGGCACTGATGCCAAGGAACTTAAGCTCGGACCCAAACCTTGGAATTTTTTTGATGGCGGGGCCTTAAACCTCGTCTATTACAATTTTTCTGATGAAGCCGACCTGAAGAACAAGGTGTTTGACAATATGAAAGAAACGCAGAGTTCGTTTATTTTCCGGTCTACCCAAGCATGGGCTAATTGTCAACGCACCATTACAATGAGAACTATTGAGCGAGTATTCTCTCAGCATTGTAGTGCTCTTCATGCAGCGCAGAGTGTGCCTGAATATCAGGCTGTGTGCACCGCTATTGATGCGGCTGTAACTAGCCATGTTCAGCATATAACTGAGGAAGATGAGATGAAATATGCTCATTTGGTTTTATCAGTTCTGGAAAAAGGCTACTACTTCAGAGTTGGGGGTGGTAGTGCTGAACTTCCTTTCACGCTGAGTCATGCCCCGTCTGTTTGGGTTGATTTGGCAGAACAGTTGATTTTGTATCGTCGTGCTATGGGATTTGAATTAAATCTCCCCGTTACTACCACTATTATTGCTAGGAGACCAGCTAAATTGTTGCGCTGGAATGTTCCCCAAGGTGCGGTGGTCGATGCTGTCACTGATTTTTTTAAAGGTGAAAGTGTTTGGTGGGTGTATGCTCTCTTCGGCCTTACAATTGTTGGAGGAATCTGGATCTATTATGAGGTCTATTGTGAAGGAGAAGAAGATGAGGCAGAAGCCCCTATTGGTAATGATTTCTTGGCTGATAATGTTACAGAGATTGAAATAAAAGAGTTGGAAGAGAAGGAGCGCCAACCTAAACAGCGCCCCGGTAGAACTGCCTACAAAAAAGATAAAGGCACCAACGTTAATAAAGCTCGTAACGCAGCCAAAGTCCCCCAAAAACATTTGAGGGGAGATACCAAACAGAGGGTTATGCAGCTAAATAACCCTTTAATTGCTTTTGCAGAATTTTATTGTAAGTCCCTTAGCCAGCTTAAAGCTGAAAATAATAATGTTAAGGTCTTTGTTGAGAACGGGACATTTAATTTGCAAGGAGATCTTCGGGATATTATTGCTGCTATGAACGGTATCTGGGAAGATTATGGAGCGATGGTTGTCGAAATCAACCATAATGGTCGAGATGTTGCTAAAGCCGCCCGTGATGGTGGTGGCCAAATTGTTGATCTTACTCCTGCCCAGCAACGTGATGTAGCGCGTTTAGCAAACCCCTATCGTGATGAGGATGCTAAATTTGATGCTTACCTTGCCCGTATGTCTGCTGAAGCACCAACTTTGAAAGTGTCTGGTGAGGCTAAAGGCAAGCCAACTATGGTTGGTTATAAAGTAATTGAATTGAATGATAAAGCCAAAGGGAAAGCTAAGTTTAAGAAAGAGAGACTTCCCTGCCTCTGGCACTATAATTTTGAGCGCAAAATTGCAGCCGAAGATTGTGATGGCAATTGTGCATTTGCCCATATGGGTGTAGCTGAGTCAAAGAAAATTTTTGACCGCCGCCCATGTAAATTTGGGGCTAGATGCAAGAAAAAGCAAACATGCGCTTATAATCACTCTAAAGATGCCACTCCAACTTTGCCTAAGCTGGTTAAGGAAGAAAAGAAAGAGAGGAAGATTGAGCTCCAAGATGAAAAGGAAGCTCCTGTCGTTGATGGTGGTCAAAACTGGTCTAAGGAAGTTACCGACCACGTTCTTGATGCGCTCTTTCTGACCTATTTAGATACCCAAGAGGTTTATGATCATGGTTTTTGGGCCAATAACCGTGGGTATTTTATTTGGCATGAGTTGTCCCCAAAGAAACCTACTCGTATTAATTATGGATCTACCCTTTATGATATGGGCGAGTTAAAGGTTGAATTGGAGGATAAGGGTGATGTTTGGTATTCCTTTGCTATTCCAGCTGGGTGCCTTCCACGAAAGATGTTGAAATTTGCTAGAAAGGGCGAATTAATGGAAGAAGCATCCATTGGAATGTGGTCGATCAATCCTACCCCGAGTTTTTCATCGGGGAGTATTAATAAGATAATTAATGGTCGAATTCGCTATTCCAAGGAGATGAATACCAAGAAGAAGGATTGTGGAGCTCCCGCATTTCTTAAGAACGGACGAGTTGTTTCGGTACATGTTGCTGGAAATTCCGTTTTTGGGAATGAAGGGCTCTGCATTCCTTTGTTAAACTAGAGGGTGCCTCGCAACGTAGCTTGCGAGGTGCCTTGGACATGTATGCTACACTAGGATACGAGGTCGATTATGTGCCTCGTGTCACTCCCCGTTATTATGAGTGGCTAGGTCATGCAAAATTTTTTATACCTTGCGGAGTGGTTAAGAAACCAAGCCGATTCAAGAAAGAGCAGCCTAGATCAGATTGTCCTGATAGGGAGTTCGTGTCCTACCTGTCCCGCCATGGGATGGAAAGTTATTTATCAAGGTGCACTCATCGTGTTACAAAAGCAAATAGATCTGCAACATATAAGGACCTCCTTAAATATGATAGGGATCCTTTAATTACTTATGATAGGGCGTGTATGCAGGACGCCTGGGATTCTGTATTCCAAACAATAAGGTCGCTTGGGAAATTCCCAATCCTTGACACTTTTGAGTCGATTTACGCTTTGATGAATAAAACTAAATCTCCTGGCTATCCGTATAATTTGAAATATGCCAGAAAAGGGGATATTCCGCTAGATCATCTAAAGACGATGTATGATCTCTTTATAGCGCGCTTACGATCAGGTGACTCTGTCACTCTGTGTACTAGCGTAGCAAAGGGTGATGAAATGCGTACTTTAGAAAAGATAGCGGATAACCTTTTGCGTGTTTTCATGACTGTAGCAATTGATGCCTTAATGGCGCAAATTAAATATTGCGCCCATTTTAATCAGGCCATAATTTATAGTTATGACTGCACGCCTATATGGATAGGAGCTAGTAAGTTCCACAGAAATTGGGATATTTTGTATCGGAGATTGGATAGACATCCATGTGCTTACGCTTTAGATGAAAGCGCCTTTGATGCAACTTTAAACCCAGTTTTTTTAAGAAACATGTGTGCTTTGCGGAAAAAGATGACTTTTCCCGTAGGGGACAGTACTCCTGTTTTGGATTATATTTATGATGATATAATTGAAAGTATCGTTGTCACTTATGACGGCGACTTAGTCCAAAAACCTGGAGGAAATCCTTCTGGAAGTTATAATACAATTGTAGATAATTCTGTAGTTTTACTTTCGCTATTCTATTATGCGTGGTTTCGATTAGCCCCTAAGAATATGCGTAGTCTACAAGCTTTCAGGCAGCATGTTGAGCTTGCAATTTGTGGTGATGATAATGTGTGGACAACTTCGCGTGAAGTTGAGCCCTGGTTTAACGCTGTGAGCGTTACTACTATTTGGCGCTCCGTAGGAGTTTTAGCTAAATATGGGGTTGAGAAAGCCAGGCCCCTGTCATCGCTAGAGTTTGTAAGCAACCATTTTTATCTCCATCCTGTTTTACAATTATATGTTCCCAGACCTAAATTCGAAAAATTGTTTAGTAGCATGGTTTATGCAAGTTCATTTCCTGACAACTTGAAGTGGTCAGTGCTACGCGCCTGCTACCTTCGTTATGATGGTTTCTGGGATCCTGAATTTAATAGGATTATGACGGAATTCATTGAGGAGACAATTATGGCAAATCCTTCCGTTTTTAATAGTCATTTCAAGGGCGAGAAAGCCCCCGATAATGTTTCCGGATTCGAAGTGACTCAATTATTTGTTTCTGAATTTTCCCTTTCGGCCTTGTACTTAGGTACAGAAGCCCAGGACGAAAGGCAGGCCCAGCTTCTATACGATTGGGTCGTCGACGTAATCTTTAAGTCCCAATAAAGACGTTGTCTTTATGCCGAGACATGCCAAGAAGAAATCGAAGAAGCGAGGGTCGTCAAAGGGCCGTACAAGGAAGGTCAAAGTGGTCGCGCCGAAACCAAGATCTATATTGGTACGCAGTGCGACCCCTCGCCCATCGCGTTTACGACGAGGTGGGGGAGCGTCTCGGATATCGAGATCCGGGAAGGCGCCAGTTGCTCTGGGAGGAGCTTACCGCTCCGGTGGAGCTCGCATTAAGTCGTCAGGGAGGGCCATGGTTGTAGAACACATGGAGTATGTTGCTGACGTGTTTGGTTCCACAGGCTTCGGAATCACTACGTTCTCAGTCAATCCTTGCAACTACACTCTCTTTGCGTGGTTATCGCAAATCGCTAGTCGATACTGTCAGTATAATCTTCAAGGAGGTTATCTACAGTTTTTGTTTGAGACGACTTCTCCAACTAGTGCGACTGGAGATGTTATTATGGTGATGGACTATGATTATAAGGATCAAGCTTTCACCACAAAACAACAAATGTATGCCTATCAAGGTGCTGTGAGCAAGTCTACGTGGAAAGACTTTGTGTACTCAGCCCGTCCTAGAGGTAGTAATTTTTTTAATAAGTTCTTTACTCTAAGTAACGGAACTGTTCCGTCTGGAACTGACCCGCGAACTTATTTCTTAGGAAATTTTAGTATCGCGACAACAGGACAAGCCTCAAATTCAATGATAGGACAATTATTTGTTCGTTATAAATTTGTGTTCCACATTCCGAATGTTCAGAGTTCCCTATCGGGGACATTGTTTGGAGCTAGTTTTAGCCATTCCGGCAGCTCCCTGAATACTTCGTTATTCACTAATAATACCTATAATAATGGTATTACATTGACAGGCGTTAGCACTACAGCCTTTACAATTAATTTGACAACCTTTTCAGGTTTTCTACTCCTAGTGCAGTGGCTCATTGACTACACCGGTAGTGCAACTGGTGTTGTAGATTTAAGTTCAGCCACTGTTACTGGGGGGAGTTTGCAACCTTTCACTTTCGCTGGTCAGAATCATGTCAATATTGTTGCTGGTTCTGCTGATACGATTGTGTCTTCGCAATGTATTATTAACCCATCGGCCACTACGGTGGCTTTAACTAGCATCAGTAATTCTTTAAGTGCAACCGTAACTGGTTCATGCATTTATGTTACAATTATTCCAACTGGTGTTAATATGAGTAAAGAATTGGGTTATCATTTGGAGGTAGATACTGATGGAAAGATTATTTCCTACCAACCGGTTCAAATGACCAAAAAGCCTCCTATTGAACTGAAAGGCTTTGTTGCCCCTCCTAAGAAACGTGTTCCTTATGGGCAACAGGTGATGATGGTCGACAATTATGGTCCCCCGGCCGTCGTCACTTTGCAGCCGATGGATAATTATTCTGGAAATTATTCAAGTGAGATTCCTGAACATCTGAAACTAGAAGCAGATTTAGAGCGATTAGCTCGAAAATTTGAAACCCTCGACGTCAAGGAGGATAATATAGGAGACGACTATGTCGATCTCCGGGACCATAAAGTCCTTGACGCTCATGAGTCAGAATCAGGAGAACTCAAAATTGCCCGAAGCGAAGCCGGACCCGACTCCGAGTCGGAAATCCGTGCCTTGCTCTCAGCCGCTGGATTTGAAAGACTCTCTGATGTATCCCCGTCTCATGGACCTTATTACGTTTGTAGACGAGATAAGCATGACAAACTCGAAATGCTTGAGGTTCGCCCGAGTCTTGGAGAGCTCAGACAAAAAGACTTTCCCCTTGGTAGCTTGTACTATCGTTCAGGCAAAAGAAAGAGGACCGAACATAAGCTCGTTCCGACACCAACTAGAATTCGCGTCCCCGAGGCGCGATCAGCAATCAGGGGATCCGGTGGTTCTCGATCGAGTTCGCTTGACCCTCCGGGATCAAGCAGGAATCGAGACATACTTGACAGCGGTGGAAATGATAGAGACCTGGACCCAGATCCGCCGCGATCACGCGATCCTCAAAATCGCGTTGATTGAAGAAAAATATCGGGAAAAAAGCAACGACTTTGTGATTCGTATCGCAAAGCGTAAATATAAAGATATGCCCGCAGACTTAATTGGAGTGATTGTCTCGTCGATACGAGAATTAACACTCGAATATCTGACGCAATCACCCGAAGTAAGAGAAGCTATGAATGTTTAGTTGTTTTTTCATTTGTAGCCCGTCTATATATAAAGACGGTTAACAGTATGTGAAAAGAAGTGGAAGACACCACTGTCCAAGCACAAATTATAACATTGGAC